TTTTGCCTTTTTTATTTACAGTTGCAATCTTTTTGTTAGATGATTTAAAACTAATCTTATCAGCTGCGTTAAATGGAACCTTGCTTACCTTTAAAGCAAAACTTTTTCCTTTTACCAGATTAACCACTGTTTTATTTACCATCAATTTAGTAGTTTTTACCGCCTTACTCTGTACGGTAAGATTGATATTTACAGTAAATCCGCTTGCTAGTGTTGCTGTGAGAGTAGTCTTTCCTGTTTTCTTCAGAGCTGTTATTTTAAATGTTCCATCCTGTTTGATGTTGCTGATTTTTACGAGCTTTTTATTTTTAGGAATAACCGTTTTTAAATAATCTCCTTTTGCCATATCTGTAATTTTTACAACGGATGTATTTTTTTCTTTTTGCAGAATAACACTTTTATAATTAACGTCTCCTGTTGGTGTTAAAGTATCTCCGTACTTAACTTCTCTTGATCCGCACCGTAAACAATACCTGGCCATCTCTAATCTGGACATTACGGTTGCTGATTTTTCAGTTTCCCAATCACTCCATTTATGTCCTAATGCTTGCGCTAAGACCTGTCCACATTCAATGCATTTCTGTGATTCTGTACAGGTTGCTTCTGTTCCAGGAGTGTGATCTCCGCTCTTAACAAGAATAGCTCCACACACCGTACACTTTTGAGGTTTTGTACATGTTGCTTTTATTCCTGGCTTATGTCCTAGTGCGGCTGTCAGAACTTTCCCACATTCCGTACATTTCTGTGGCGTGGTACATGTTGCAGCTGGTCCCGGCTCATGCTGCCCGATTGTGCATCCGCTTACAGTAGGTACTGGAACTTTTACATCGTACAGATCAGCAACCTCGACACTTTTAGAATGCACAATTCCTTTATTATAAAAATTTCCTCTTGGATAATATACAATTTGTCCATCAACCATATGTGATGCTCTTTTTTCCAGAACATTATTATTGTAATAGTTACGGCAATAAACATTACCAGATACATTAATTGTTCCATAATTATAAAAACTTCCGAGAATATACAAATTGCCCTTAACAGTTAAATCACCGTAAAATGTATAAGTGGCATTATCCCCAATATACATGTTTCTCGCGACAGCTCTTCCACTATACTCCATGATGTCATTGTTTGTTACAAAATCCCCCTCTTCTGTAGTTCCCATTGATACATTGATCCTGGATGCATATACAGGAGCTGTTACGCTGATTCCAGCCAGAAGCATAATTAATAGTAAACATTTTTTTATCTTTTTCATGTTAGCTTTCCTCCCTTTGTTTTGATTATATTATACTATTGCAGTTAGGAAAAAGATAGATGGATTTTTGCTGAAAGCTTTTATATTTACTTATGTTTTGTTACATGTTATTATATTTTTACACAAAAAACCGACTCCTGCGACCAACAGGAACCGGTTTAATAAATAAGATAGTCTCGGAGAAAATCTTACCTACACCATAATTATATCATCTCCTGGATTATCACACAAGTAAAAAAAGGAGAATGATAAAATGAATGAATCAATATGTATCTATTTAAGGAAATCCAGAGCCGATCGGGAAGCTGAAGCACACGGAGAGGGTGAAACTCTTGCCAGACATGAACGGATCCTGTTAGATCTTGCAAAGAAAAAAGAGTACATTGTGGGCGCAATTTACCGCGAAGTGGTATCCGGAGAAACTATTGCCGACCGTCCTGTTATGCAGCAGCTTCTACATGAGGTAGAATCCGGTATGTGGGATGGAGTTCTGGTAGTGGAAGTTGAACGACTTGCCAGAGGTGATACTATCGACCAAGGCGTTGTATCCAGGGCTTTCCAGTATTCTGACACGAAAATTATTACCCCCACAAAAATATATGATCCAAACAACGAATTTGATGAAGAGTATTTTGAGTTTGGACTATTTATGAGCCGAAGAGAATATAAAACCATCAAGCGCCGACTGAACGCCGGAAGGATCTCATCAGTAAAAGAAGGGAAATACTGTGGCAACAAACCACCTTACGGATACGAAAGAGTAAAACTTGAAAAAGAAAAAGGCTATACTCTCCGACCTGTTCCGACTCAAGCTGAGATTGTAAAAATGATCTACACCTGGTATGCCGGTGATGGCTGCGAACAAATTGGAGTTGCGAAGATTGCACGGAAATTAAATGAAATGGGAATAGAATCTGCACTATGCGGCGACTGGACTCCTGCCAGCATACAGGGAATCCTAACAAATCCGGTATACATCGGGAAAATCCGATGGAATGGGAGAAAAACAGTAAAAACTATACAAAATGGCCAGGTAATTAAAACACGCCCTCGATCAAAAGATACTCTTATCTGCGAGGGATTGCATCCGGCTATTATATCGGAAGTTCTGTATGATTCTGTCCAGGAAATACGAAAAAAGAACCCGCCTCGCCCAATCAGTATAAAAAACTCAATCCGCAACCCGCTTTCCGGAATTGTCTATTGCAGCAAATGCGGTCGCGCCATGGTTCGCCGTCCTTATCAAAAGTGCGGACAGGAAGATACCCTCATGTGTCCATATACGTCTTGCCCCACAGTAAGCAGCAAGTTGTCTTTAGTCGAAAAAGCTGTGATTGATGGAATTAGGGAGATTGTAGAAGAATATAAGTTAAACAATGATATTAATATATCTTCAAAGGCTATTGATTGCGGAATAACTTCTAAGCAGAATCTCATACACGAAAAAGAAAACGAGCTGGAAAGCTTAAACGCCCAAAAAGCAAAACAATATGACCTACTCGAACAGGGTATCTATACCACTGAGGTTTTCCTTGAACGTGCCAAAACAATAGCCGCATCTATCCAATCATGCTCCGATACTATAGAAAAATTAAAAGAAGAAATCAAACATGAGCAGAATATTATAAAGCAACAATCAGATTTTATCCCGCGTTGTGAAGAGCTACTTGATAACTATTGGAGCCTTGACACAGAATCCAAGAATAAAATGCTTAAGAGTTTGATTGAAAAGGTTACATACTCAAAAGATACCAAAAACGCTTATGGGAAAGGAAACGAGATTGGTTTCCAGCTAGACATTTTCCCAAAAATACAGAAGAATAATTAATGATATCTTCTATGAGCTGACGAACTGGCGCATTGATGTTATCAGCAATTAAATAAAAGAAATTCCCGGGGTTAATTCCCCGGGATATTTTTACTGCTTCTTAATATATTTTGCAGATACAAAGCCATAATACTTTCCTGCAATACGGATATAATACCATTTGCTGCCGTTTTTATCTTTCTGTGTAAAATTCATTACTTCCACTTCGTTTCCCTGGTTAAGAGTTGGATATTTTTTGATGTTCGGGTACTCAGTTCCAGACCAGGTACGCACATTAAGCACAGTGGCGGTTACATTCCCCTTGAAAAGCATCTGTGTCTTGTCCTGTTTTCCTGTAATGGTAGCGGATGCGGGGCCACCCTCCTTTGCCAGATATCCAGTCCAGATCCAGCCAATACCGATACCGGAAACTTTTACATGCGTCCACTTTCCACTTGTTTTTCCATCAATTTCAACAACGGTTCCTTTATTGATTGAACTCATAACGTAACCATTCGGTGCCTCACGGACGTACAAGTCATTCACGACTGCTACTCTGGTTCCTGTTTTTTTCCAGATTGCTGTATCTTCGTAGGATTTCCAATCAATCCAAACATATCCATCAATTGCAGAATCATTGATAGCGTAGGATTTATTTCGGACTGCCCCACCATTTGCCACCACGCCATCTACACTAGAAGTATTTCCTTCGTTTGTATAGATTCTCGAGCTGTCAAAACTCTTCACACTTCCAACATGAGAACCATTGCGAAAGATTACAAGTGCTCCGACTTTTGGCTTGCTGTGCCAAGTTCCGTTTGTTTTAGCATGATTAGTGATTGATACGCAATTGTAAAAACCTCCGCCCATGATCTGTAAGGCTTTTGTGATTCCCAAAACATTAACCAGTTTCCAGAACTGGTACTCTGCACACCACGGCTGTCCCTGGCATCCTGGCTGCCCCCAGCTATTCACATCTCTTGCGAATTTGGTGTAATTGTTGTATCCTGCATTCTTTTTAAAATCATCCAGATAGGCATTACTTTTCTTTTCAAGGTACCCGCCGTTGGATGCGTAATAATCACCAAGGTTTAAAAATTCCTGTAATTTGCTCATTATATCATTCCTTTCATATTGATAAGTACATGATACAGCGAGTAATTGTGAATTTCAGCCCCACATTTTTATATAATATACCTACCATGATTAAATTTCACAGAATCATGGCTGTTGTTGCCACAAAGAGAAGATGCCGTGTTATAATATCCTTGTACCCTTTGTGGTGCTTGGAGTTGGACTTTTTGATTGGTCGTCGGGAGTCCAACTCCCTTTTTTGTTATTCGGTTATACTGATTATAGCATATCTATCTTTTTGTGGTAGTATTTAATTGTATTTTGTCTGTTTATCTTTCACGATATAATAGTGATACAAGGTTATTTAAAAACACTAATAAAAATAGGATTGGAATATATATCGCATTCAAAAATTACAGCTTTTCCACCCTTATCAATTTGAATTTTTGCATCATTTCTACCTTCATAAATTTTTTTAATTGATACATTATTAAATACTCCACCAGTTTGTCCGAGGGCTATAAGATAGAGTCCAGTTCTATTAATGCATAATACGCCAATATCTGAAACGATTGGTGTAATACGATATTGAGAACGATTATTTTCGGTTTTTATATGTTCAGCTCTGCTAATGTATTTTTTGGTCTCACTATTTAGTGCATTTATCGCCCCGATGATTGTCTTATTATTTGTCTCCAATTTCGAGATAACAGCCGTTGACATTTTATCCACGACATAATCCCAAAACTTGCTCATCAGTCCGCGTTTGTTCTTTCCGTCAGCGGAATCCAACAGCATAACTTCATCGTTATCTGATAAAGCTGTACTTTTCTGCGTGTAATTTTTCCAAGTATTATTAGCCATAATCTTATACCTCCATTGAAATATATTGTTTAACAAGTTGCTTTAATTCATTCAATTCCGCTCTCACGGAATCAAGCTCAGATTGTAGATTTTTAACTTTCTCATGCTCATTTTTTAGCATTGCGAACATACATGGAATCATAATACGATAGTTCCAGTTTTCAGCATGTCCTTTTTCGTTATGATCGACAGCGATTGGAAATCTACGGTCAATGTCCTCTGCAACAAACATTGGCATTTCTTTACCGCACCGTTCATCTTGCTCCATAAGATATCCATCTTTGTATTTCGCCCAGATTACCTTGACTTTATAGAGGTCTTCCAGTTCGTCTTCTTTTACGGTTTTCCCGAGTACTTTATAATGCATAGAGGATGACGCAATTGTTCCGACATCTCCATTATTATTTTTCCCCAAGTTACTACCGGTTATAAGCTTAGGCATTTCTGGCACATTGAGAGTCAGAGAACTGCTTCCGGTTGTCTCAACTTTCATCCTAGATACTGTTTTTAAAAGAAGACCAGCTTGTTTGCTCTCCAAAACAGTCCAATATCCATCATGGTATTGCGCGGATAAATCAAGAAGTCCATGAACAAGGGAGGAATCGTAACCAGCTGTAGCTACAGACTCATTTATCTGGAACCACTCTTTTCCCTTGAAGTTTTTAAACCCAACCGAGTTATCTATTTGAGCTATTATATTTCCATTCGCGTCATACACCTCAAAGGTGCCATATCCATTATTCGGACCACCAAGCTTCAACGTTCCGCCTTTTGCATAAGTGAACGAAATATATAACTGGTTGCCCTCTTTATAAATTCCTTTCATGGAACCATTATTTGTAAGAAGATTAAATATCTCTTCATGGGTAAGTGCGTCCACATCTATCACCACAGGGACAGATTGCATATCCAGCTGATTTGTAGTTCCATCTGCTGCATACAGGATAAATCTAACAGACACAATGCTTCTATCCAGTGAGCTAACAGTATAACTTTTACTCGGCTCATTTACAGTTGAAACCAATACGTTTGTAAATGTAGAGCCATCCATGGAAGTCTGCACATACCATCTACCGGAATATGCCGTTCTTGTAGCACTGTCACCATCTCGATAATAAGCTTTTGCCGTAATTGTACTTGGTACAACCTTGTCATTCTGACCTCGTTTTAGGATATTAGATGAAAGCTCGATAAAATATGTCCTGCCAGGTACACCTTGTTCTCCTTTATCGCCCTGTTCACCTTTTATCTTCGTCCATCTATATTTTGTCGGGTCAATGGAATCATCCGGCGTGTCGTAATCAGTATATTGGCCAATATACTGCTTTCCGGCACTGACAACTACATCAAAGCCAGTTTTTCCGTCAGCACTATTCGCATAAGCTATGTGGAAATATGGCGTCTTTCCGTCCGCACCTGCTTTTCCAGGGATGCCTTGTGCGCCATTCGCGCCTTTTACAAGTGTCCACGCGTAATCATCTGGATTAGTACTATCTTGCTCGGTAAAATCCGCATACATACCGATATACTCACGATTACTGTCCGACACAGAGAAATCTGTTTTTCCATCCGCAGAATTCGCATAGGCAATGTGTGTATAACTTGTTTTTCCATCTTTTCCGTCTGCTCCATCCTTGCCATCAGAACCGTTTTTCCCATCAGCGCCTTTGTATCGGGCCCATGTATAATCAGCCGGATCATCACTTTCCGTTGGCGTTTCCTTATTATTTGCAATTCCGATATACGCAACATATTCTGGTTCCAGATAGATTGGATTTCCTACAGTATCACATATTGTATTCCCATCTGTATCAATCCATGGAACAGTATCTGGGTTATCTGACATATCTTCGCCGTTTGGCATAGAAGCGTATTTAATCCAGGTATATCCATTCTTTCCGGGCTGTCCATCATCCCCGCGAAATTTCGCCCAGGTATAGGCAGCTGGATCCGTGCTGTCATCCTGTAAATAATCTGTGTAAGTACCAATATAAATATCTGGTGTCTTTGTCATCTGTCCAGATGTTGGATTTTCTACCGGAGCATATTTAATATGCAAATACGGCGTTTTACCATCCGCCCCGGGAGTTCCAGGAATTCCTTGTTCTCCTCTCGGTCCTTGTGGGCCTTGAATACCTTGTTCTCCTTGTGGTCCCGGTATGCCTTGGTCTCCTTTTGGTCCCTGGAGACCGTCAACACCATTTGTACCATTTTTCCCAGCATAAATTTTAGCCAGAGAAAATCTTTTAACTACTGATAAAACACTGATATATGTTGCTTTGATGTCTACCCATCCATCGTCAGTGGATAATGCTGTTACTGTGTATGTCTTGGTCGCATTATTCCAGGATCCTGTTACGCTATCTGATTTGATAATTGTAAAATTACAATCAGATGTAATATCCTGCGTTCCGTACATCACGACTGCCTGTGTGTTTACGTTACTCGGAAACGTTCCGTAATTTCCGTCAGAATCAACAGAAATGCCCTGGTATTCGTTGCTCAACTGCAATGTCATATTCTTTGCAAGAGCTGCCGCTTCCTGCGCGGATTTAGCTGCCGCTAAAGCATCCTCGGAATCCTGTAATGCTTTTGTTACGTCCGTATCTTTTAATCTTTCCCAGTAATACCCTTTTCCATCATTGCGGAATCTGTAAGCATGGCTGTCTCCATCATAATACAGATCACCTACATGCTTACTCATTTCTGTATCAGTTAGCCACTCGTTTGCCGGGTAATTGCTAAGTGTAGGTGCAGGAGTCCCGGTCCAGGTATTGATATTTCCGTCAATCTGACCTTGCATACTGTTTAACAGTCCGTCCAAAGGTGATGCACCGATTCGCACGGATGCGCCGTCAATTACAATCTGGTTATTATCAATATCGGCTGAAAAAATAATCTTTCCGTTTGTGTCACGCACGATCAGCGCGCCGGCATTGATGTAGCTTGCATTGATTCCCTCGGCGTATAGCAGCCTTGTAATCATTTCTCCTGTAACAGTAAATCCATAAGGATAGGTTTTTCCACCATCTATAGAAATTCCAATGGCTTCCGCCGTGAGTTTCCATACAATATCTGATTCTTCCAGAGTCGGCTTATTGTGCATATAATAGATTACACTACCGTCGTCCTGTGGATCTTCTGTCATATAAAGCCCGCCAGACTCCTTAAGCGTATTTGCTAGCCTTTCAACGGCTTTTTCGCGCTCTGTGCGTTCATCCTTAACAAGTTGTCTAGCTTCTACCAGTGCTTTTGTAGCTTCCGACATATATGTGCTGCTATTTCGGATGGGATCATCTGCCTGCGTTTTTACAGTAGTAATGCCATTTAACGGAGATGATACATCAGTGATTGGCGTAAGATATTTATTGCCGTTTCGATCAAAACTGTATGCCATGTCACCAAACTCTAACATAGGATTATAAATCAGATCCCCTTGCAGATTTCGGAATCTGGCCCCGATCATATTACCACCAATCCATGCCGCTACAGTTCCAAGGTCACTGTCAGACAGAAGATTGTTTTCTAACTCCAGGACGTACCCGGCACTTCCAAACAGGGATTCTGATTCTTTGTTTTTTACTCTGATGCCGGTAATTATAATATCATCACTGGAAAGAGTCGGGCTATTTACATAATCCTCTAACCTGGTTGGAGCTAAGGAGCCGCTTTCGACAGCTCCAAAATTCCACTTAATAAATTGCAAATACCCTCTATTGTCAATCCTGGCGTTTGCTGTCTCCAACATTGCCGCCCAACCGATCAATTGGCGGAATGTCATATTATCTGGGAACGCTGTGACAATTACATTTCCATGTGCCATAGAGGAAAACCCCATAGGGATATTCAAACTCTCGCAAGCGTCTCTTACCAGCGCCATAATCGGCTGTGGAAGCGTCAGAGCACTATAATATTTAGCATTGGTTTTATACATGTCATCCAGCGCCGTAAAGCTCAATATTTCACCGTATTGCTCTGGGGTGGTAATTGTATAGACGCCCTTATCAATCGTCTCATATCGGTCTTCCGACGCGGCTCTGGATAGAACTATGCTGTTTCCATCAGTGTCTAAAATCGGCTCATAAAAATCATCCATCCAAATTGATTCACTGGCTGGTTCTGCTACGGAAGTCTGGAGTTTCAAATAGGCGTGAACTTTTGCCTGGTAGAAATTATAATCTTTCCACTGATCCTCTGTATTGTCCAGTTCAAGCTTCATTGTTTTGCAAACTGTAGCGCCGACCGGGAAGCTGCTACTCTCCGCACAATCGGAAAAGTCATTGTTGCCGATCATAATCTCGTTTTCAAGCGTCTTTGTCGTTCCGTCAGCAAAGGTGATCTCCACGATTTCAATTACTTGCTCACCATCCTGCAACTTTTCTTTAAAAGTATTTGATACATTAATCAAGTGGATTCACCCCCTGCATATTAAATGATATTTCGGAATAGTATTCCCCAACTTGTTTTATGTTGTAATTCATTTTTCCCACGTAAAACTTTTCTGAGCGCCATTCATTTTTGTGTGCTAACCAGTGATGCAAAATGAACGGCTTTCCTTTAATAATTGCATTTACCAGATTAGTTGATTTCTCGTCAACCGGCACATTAGTGGCTTTATAGCTATATTGCATAACTGTAAAAAGCGGAGTTATTAGTGCAACTCCTTTTTGAGTTCGATTACTTCCCTCTGAATATGTGGTCTCAAAATTACACTGCATGTCCTCATCTGGCTGAGGGATGAGAAGTCCATTTATTTTATATCTATCAGTTATTGATTTGCTTATCGAAAATGCCACGTTCTCACCCCACTATGCCAATTCAAACGGATTTGTGCCGCTTGCGTCACGTCTTAACTTTGCTTCGTCAATCATCTCATCAAATATCGTTCTGCGGTTCAACTGCGCTGTAAATCGGAAGTTACCACTGCTGCCCTGCTGATGCCTTGCAAATGCATCATCAATAATTTCTCGGATAACACCTTCCGGTGCTTCCAGGTTGCGCCCATTCTTCTGATCGCCGAGCACTGCCAGAAACTCTGATCTAGGTGGGATAACCGCACCACTTGCAAGCATTGGAATCGTCCCTATTGTTGGAATGCTAAAGCCGTTAAAGCCCCACCAGGAGCCTCCGATTCCGGGAATCCAGTTTGGCACTGTTATTCTAAATTTAAGGTTGTTGAGTTTGCTAATTAGTCCATTTACAACTCCCAGAACACTATTAAATCCTCCTATTATTGCATTAATTGGAGTTTTTGCAATGTCTGCCAACCCACTAAATACGTTTGAAAAAATAGTTTTTATACCTTCCCAGGCTTGAGACCAGTCCCCCGAAAAAACGCCGCTGACAAATGTATTTAACCCTTTAAATATTTCTTTAACATCTTTAATCACATCCTTTGCAGATTTGAAAAATCCGTTTAAAACGCCGCCAAATATACCGAATTGCTCCGTCCAATCCGTATTAAAAACACCACTCAACCAAGTCGAAAAAGATGAAAATTTAGACTTAATCGTTTCCCATTTTTGTTTTACGTCATCGCGAAGCGCTTTAAGAGCATTTCCAGCATTTGTTTTTAGCTTTTCGAATGCTTCCACTGCCTCATTTTTCAGTGCTACTGTTTTGTCAACAACCCATTTTTTTAATTTACTGGCAGCTTCTTTTACACTGTCCCAATTTCGCCACAGAAGCACTCCAGCGGCAATTACCGCACCAATTGCAATTGTTACAGGACCACCTAGGGCAGCAACAACAGAACTTAGTGCCCCTAGCAATCCACCGCCTCCAGTAATCAGTCCAACAAAATTCGTTACCGCTGTCACTGCACCGCTAATAATGCTGTGAAGTTCAAACGCTGCGAAAAAACTACCAATCACAATTGTAACGTTCTGAACAAGTTCTTGATTGTTCTGGATCCATGTGCTAAACCTATCCAGTAAATCAGATAAAGTCTGCATGGCAGTAATGACGAGATCACCCGTCCACTGACCTAATGGCTGCAAAAAATTGTCCCATAGCCAGCCACCCAAAGGTTGAAGAGCTTCAATAACTGAATTTACAACAGTAATCCCACTTGATAGCATTTGTAGAAATGTCGGCACTGCATCTTGGATTGTCCAGGATCCAATTGGCAAAAGAACGTTATTCCAGAACCATTCAAGCCCGGTTCCTATGTTATCTGTTAGTGGCTGTAAATTTTGTAGGAGCGTATTGATTGATGTTAATAGTGGTGTAAAATCAAGGGTTTTAGCCCAATCTGCTGTCGCACCTGTTATTCTTTCAATAGTTCCTAGAATGCTATTTCCAATATCAAATATATTTTGAATAATACTTGTCCCAGTTCCAGCATATTCCCACGCAGTTTTAAATGCCTGTGCCAAATTTCCAATAGTATTGAATAGATTCTGCGCAATCTTTAAAGTCGTAGTTAATGACTTTTCACCGCTTCCATTCGTCCATACTGTGGCGAAACTGCTTCCAATACTTGCAATTAAACTTCCCAAACTCGAAAATGCCGTCTTCGCCGCCGTTATAGTGGCTTTTCCCTCTTTTTTCCAAGCTTCTTGAAATGGCTCCCAAAGTTTTTTTAGCGTATCTGCAAGCTTCTTAGCAGAATCGCTGATTTTATCAAGTTTTGTCTCTCCCTCTGCTAAACTGCCATAATCCACATTGTTTACTGCTCCAGATAATCCTCCAGACGCTCCACCACTTCCGCCAGATGGAGATAGCGTGGACGATGAGTTGCTACCTGTAGATGTGGCTTTGTGTATTTCGTCCAATGAAGAAAGATAATTTTTTGTTTCTTTATTTGCTTTTTTCGTAGCTGTTGCATTATCTTTATTGGCATCTGCCAATTTCTCTGCATTATCCGCAGCCTGTCCATACTGATCTGCTGTATCTGCAATCACGTTTGTTCCTGCAAGACCTGCTCCACTTCCACTTATCTGACCGGAAGATTTCTTTCCAGTGATGAGCTCTGTGAAGCTTTTGAAAGCATTCGCCAGAGTTGCCAGTTTACCAAGTAAAATATTGATCACTTTCAGAACGGGCGTGAAAATATTAATCAATCCCTGTCCGACTGTTGCCTTGAGAGATTGCAGCTGCAACTGCATCACTCGCACCTGATTCGCCCATGAGTCAGATGTTCGGATGAAATCACCAGATGCAGCCGATAACTGTTTCTGCACAAAAGCCAGACGGAGAGCTACTTTCTCCTGTTCAGTCATGGCGGATGTTGTTTTACCATATCCGTTCGCCAGTGCGTACTGGTCTAGTGCCGACTGGGTCATTACCACGCCGAGATCTTTGAGCGTTTCCGTTTCACCCGTAAACACTGATTTCAGTTTGATATAAGCCAGGTCCTGACTGATATTATAAAATGATGCTACGTCACCAGTCAGCTGTGTTAGAGCCGTTGACATGTCATAAGCCTGTGCTTCTGAGAATCCGAACGACTTTGACATTGCCCCGAATGTACCAACATACCGCTTTGCCATAGTCTCCGATAGTCCGGCGCTGGTCATAGCATTCTTTGCAAATTCGTTTACCTTGTCAGACATGGTTGTAAATGTAACATCAACCACGTTCTGAACTTCTGCGAGGTCGGAACCAAGTTCTATAGACTCTTTACCAAATTGAATTAGCTTGCCAACAGCAAAAGCAGAGCCAACCAGAAATCCGATTCGCTTTACTATCGTTCCTAATCCTTCAAACTGGCGACCTAAAAGATTTACTTTTCGACTTGCGCCGGAAATGTCCATTTTATTAAATGAGTTAGAAACCGTAGTACCTGTTTTTTTTGCCGAATTCCCCATTTTGTCCATAGAGTTTTCGACTTTTTCTGATTTTTGCTGTAAAGATTGAAACGAATCTTCTAGTTTTTCAAATCCATCGTGAAATATGCTATTAATATTTGCATTTATTTCTTTGACCGAGTTTGCTAAATCTTTAAATGCCGCTTGAACTTCTTTGACACCAGACGATATTCCGTCAGTATCTATTCTAGTATCAATGATAATTGAGCCATCAGCAGCCATACATTCACCTCCTAACTATTTGAGGTTCAACATCTCATTCAGCGCATCCTTGTACGCTTGCTCTTCTTCGCTGAGACGTGTTTTTATATCAATAATGTTCTTATTTTCTTGATAGAATTTCTTTTCCCATTTATCGAGTTTTTCGCCCTTTGCCTTTTTTGAACGAATTCCAACCACTGTATTAAAAAGGCATTCACCAGATTCCATAAAGTACCCGAAAAACGTCCACCAGTGCATATAAGGCACTGCTCTGATTTCTTTACCGGCAACCTTATTTACAGCCGGAACAATCATGTCTCCGTCCTGTTCCCAGTCCATTAAGCGGGGTTTGGGTTTATTCGGACTATTATCAACTTGACCGCAGTCAATAAATTCGCAAGCTTTCTGACAAGCTTCTGTAAGATGTTCTGATGGTATGCTTTGCCAATCCTCGAACAGAATCTGTAACATAACAACTGCTTTTGCCTGTTTGTCTAACTCTGGATCATTCTGCGCAATGAGAATATCAATGATTGCTCGAAAATCCGTTCTAATAGAAAAATCCACCCCACTTATGTTTAGTGAGGTGGGAAGCTCATAGGCGGTCATTTTGTATACTTCTCCGTATACTTATTGACTGCTGTCTGCATTTTCTTTTTCCTCTTTTCGATTTCCGGTGCGATTGCTCCTGCGATTTTATCCAGAACAATATAAGCAAATACCTGACCATTACCGAATACAGTTGTTGCGGTAATTGGTTCCTTGAACAGATCTTTGGATGCCTCATATCCAAGTAAATAATTGATTTTATCCTCGATCTGTTTATTCAGTTCTGCCATCTCTTTACCGGAAGTGACTTTCTGAATGGAATCTTTGAGCTGCTCAAAATATTCTGTCAGTTCTTCTGCGCGTGCTGCTACATTGATATCCGTCGGGTTCAGTTTGAAAGAAGAAAAAACTTCGTCTTCGTTATTTGTGAATGTAAAAACGAGAATTCCATCATCAATTTTTGTATTAATTACTTTTGCCATTTGGCGTGTCCTCCTTGTATATGTGCTTATTCACTGTCAGCTGTGAATGTACCGGAACTGATATCGAATTTTCCTTTTACACGTTCGCCAACATAGTTGACAGTAAATGGAATCTGATAGCCGGATGTATCACCACCGTAGGAGGTTGGCACAACATAACAATCCTGCTGATATGCTTCATACTTGCCTGCTGTGGCTTCTGTCCAGAGATGAACTTCAACTGCTTTTGTTTTGAGGCTGTCGTCTTTAAGACGTCCATCTACAATCTTCTGTAATGCTCCGAACAAGTCAGATGTGGTATCCGCATAGAACGGATCAGCATCAGAAGAAACTTCATAGCCGTTATGCTTGAATGTGGATTCTCCGAGAATGTTTTTAGATATTTCGGTATCTGGATTGAGTTCAACGTTATACTCTTCCAGATCTTTTCCAAGACGCTCATATTTCGGTGTCAGCCCTCCACAGAGGGAACCTGCATCGATATAATGGGCCATATATTTACGGTCAATCTTGCCTGTAACTGCCATAGAAATGTCCTTTCTGCCTATAACTTTTAAAAGGCTGTGTAGGTTAGCGACTATCTCCAACTGATAGCCGGTTGTTACTCGTTATATTACTTCATAAGTGTTTTCGTATCTCACTGATAATGGCAATAGCCAATCCTGTACACCACTCTCCTGTGGCTCTAAACCATAGGAATTATCACGGGTGATACGTTTTATTACTCGCCCCTGTGAAAGCTCTGGAAACGCATTTAAGCGCGTCTCAGAGCCGTTTATGACAACTGGTTCTCGACATATCCATTTGCCGAGGCTGTCAAGGAACTTCTGAACAGATAGTTTCTGCCGCTCCTTGTCGGATGCTGTTCGGTATACCACGTAAAATGGGTACTGACACACTTGATGCATTGTTCCGCAAACATCTTCCTTTTCCGAATAGATCAAGGCGCCGTTATCTGCCGAGAAAGCGATTCCGGAATCTTTGTTCAGTTCTTCAAACTTGATGCTTTCACCCTGATACAATCCGGGATACTGGTTCAGAAGTGCTTTCATGGCGTCTGTCAAAATTTCATATCCGGTTGCATCTTTGCCAATTGGCTTATCTGCCATGTCGTCCACCTCCTGCTTGTGCTTTTACTTTGCGAATCCACGTACTGCCGTATTGTCGTTTTGCGGCATCAAACCAATGGGCTTGTGCCCGTGGGTGAGCCTGTTTGGTGTATTCAAGATTTTCCTTTGCGGCTGTCTGTCCAGAGAACTGACTAACAAGTACTTTTTTTGCTCCACGTCTTGCGTAGGGACTTCCGGTTGCTTCGTCAACCATTCCTTTTCCCTCATACAGAAAACGCCCGTATGGAGCCGCCGCCGCACATACTTTTCCACTGCCTTGTAAAGATGTACTTTCTGCTCTTGTACGGTTAATAAAGTTTGATGTAACCATTGGCATAAATGGAATCATGCTGTCCATTACCATTCCGTCAAGGAGATACTGAGCTTCTTGGTACTGCCTTGAAAAACGACTCATATTCAGATTAACTTTCATGTCTCCATCAACGATAGAAAAACCTTTAAAATGCTTTGTTCTGCTCATGCTATTTACCAAGAATTTCGAAGTGTGGAATCAGGCTGTACGGTCCACCCACGCTTGTGATTTTGAATACATTGTCTTTATTTTGATTCATGTACTGGTAGAATCCATTTCGATAATCACTGTCAGTTATCGTTCCACCAGTCCACTCACCCTCCCAGAAAAACGATTCATCTGAGAATGTAATCGTATCCTCCAGAGCGTTGTTAATCTGCTGCTTCCACTCTTTAGGCGGCACCCATGGGAGAATCTTGCCGTCTTTATCAGCAATGGTTATATCGCCATTCTGGACAGTATAATGGATGTGTAACTGCGCGTTGTCTGTTGCGTCTGGCCCGTACTTTTTGAGGATTGCTCCTTTGTCCGTAATCAGGTCAACGCCGGATAAAACATGAGGATACCAGTACGCATCTCTTGTTGTCGGACTCTCATAATAATTGAAAATCGTCAAAGTTTTTTCGTACATGATACCCTCTCCTTAATCATTTATTTTTCAGCTTATCCACGTCGACCTTGGACGTTCGTTTCCATAATTCCGTAATCTTCTCCCATCCGAACATGGAAATAAATGCCACAATAAACCCAGCCATGATAGCTGCTAAAATCATATACCACAAGATTGTCATGCGAATATACTGCATATACGCCACAAAAGCGGCTACAGTAATTCCAATGGACAGTACAAGTACCAGTGCATCTGTTGGAATCTTAGACAAGAATCCAACATTTTTAATCACCTGTGTAATCACAGACACGCAAAACGCCAAAACACTGATTACTGCTAGAATCAGAGTTACATTTGCAAATAATGCTTCCATTACTCTGATACCTCCAAATCAACTTTTTCCATAACTGCCCTTGCTTCCAGAACAGCAATATAATCCGCCATTGCTCTTACCTGCATATTGTAAGTGCTTCTCGGACAAGTAGGAGTAAATGGGAGTTCCCCTTTGTCCCACTTTCCAAGCATATTCGCAAGTTTCTTATATCGAATAACCACCTGCATATACTCTGCCTTAAAGCGTTCCTTGTAATCTGCACTGTTCATCATTTCAACTGTCTGTTTTAATTCCATTATTTATCACCTCCCAAATCAATTTTTCCAGACATTAAATCTGGTAAAAGTGCGTCTCTCAATTCTATCAAATATCTGTTTTCTTCATTATTCAGATACATTATGTGCTGTTTCCACATCTGCAAAATTGAAAGTAATATAGTTGATATGTTATTCTTGCTTCCGTTTTCAAATTTCAGTTCTCCTGCTTTCTTCGTCATGGAAATAAAGTTTTCTTTTTCGATTTTCTTTCCGGTAAAAGCAAGCATCTGATTCATGGAATCCGCTGTTTCTTCCGACTTCTTGAACATCTGGAATATGTCATACAATCCGATTGATTTTGCAAGCGTTTCATTCATTGTCAGTTTGAGACCATTTTTCTCATTGATAACTCTGTTTAAGTCGTCAATGATTTCTCCGTAATCTCTGTGTGTAAAATCCTCTTCTTTAAATTCAAGGTATCGTGTTGGGAGAAGAGTATATTTGTTTTCTGCTACAGTTTGAAAAGGCACGCTTTTTGAAAATTCGGGGACATTTTTCTGATTAACGATAGAATCAATGGCGTTTTCCATCTGTTCGTCAGTAAAAACATTAACTGTTTTTTTGTATGTTCTGTTTTCGTGGCTTGCCCCACCAAACTGTCCATTCTGTTCTCTTTGCTCTACACTGCAAGTTTTACGCATATCTAAAAATGCAATATGTGTTGTCTCTTTTTTCTTGTTCAGTGTCAAAAGACAAGTTGCAATCGAAGTAGCTTCAAACATTTTATCTGGACACAAAATAACTGATTCTATCAGATTCTTCTCAATAAGATACTTTCTTATTTCTATTTCATTTTTTAGTTCTGAAGTTAATATCCCACACGGAAGAATCATTGAAACTTTTTCCTTGCAGTTATCTAATGCGGTCAAAACAAAAGCATAATTTGCATTGCTTTCTGGAGGCAACTCACAGTCATTAAAGCGAGGTTGCAACTGTGCAAACGGCGGTATCTTCCACTGCATATTATATGGTGGATTTGAAATACAACTATCTGTCTTTTCTGGCTTAAAATTTTCTGTCTTTTTTACAGAAGAATATTTATCACCTTTCTTTACAAGATAAGTTGCAAAAACTTCATCCTGCAATGCATCGCCATTTACAACAACTGCATCAATATTTCTTGCCGCCAAATTGAAAAGCAAAATCGGAATAACCGTTTTATCGTACTCATAACATACGAATTTCAATTCATTATTCAGATTCCATTTTTGAATAGTCAACGCACCACTTCCGGCACATAAATCATATACAGTGTGTTCATTTTCTGTCCGTACCAGTTTTCCGACAAATTTTGCCAGTGAAACAGGCGTGTAATCCTGCATCTTTACTTTTCTATCGGCAAGGTAATACTGGAAGATCTTCTGTAACCAATCAATAGACAAGTCCTCTACCAGATTACAGAATTTGTCGAAATATTCCGTTTTTCCATTCAGTACAATTTCCATCAAAGAATCTGGAATCTGTTCTGGGCTTTCGATCTTCAACAGTTCTATTACTTTACTGGTGAGTTCTTTTAATTCCATAATTACACTCCTGCATACAATACTGGTATTCCATCATCTGTCCTCACTCCCATTAACAGCGGTAAAGCTGTTTTAAGAAGTAAGTCGTTCGTTTTCTGTACGTCCCCGGCGTCGGCATACACTGCACTCCATTCTTTTGCACTTGCCCCAATCTGCTGAGGAGTTGCGTAAGAAATGGATTCACTGCCAGATGATACAGATGTTACAATGCCTGTCGTGCTACCACCAGACCCGATTGCAGTTGACGTACCGCTCACAGCGGCATTGGTAGCATTCTTCTCAGCAAGCTCAATCTGATACATTAATTCAGTCAATGAACAGACCGCCTTTTTGATACGCTTCTGAGAGCGTTCATTTTCCGGCAGCCCGTCCACCAACCTGTCAAACGTCATTGTGTCCACAAAATCACTGGCTCTTTCCGCCAGACGTGAAAAGTCGGTTTCCGGCACGACATTGCCGAATGATTCTGTATAGAATTTATAATCTGCATAAGCCATGCCAGTTACCTCCTACGTTTATGATTTCGCTGTTACGCTTGCACTTCCGGCGTTCAGTGCTTTGTATGTTCCATCACACTCAACCACTGTGATCTTCTGTCCGGTTGCTGCTGTGATATCGGCTTTTCCATCCCAAGTACTCCAGTTTCTGAGATTCTGTCCATATCCGACAGTTACTGCTTCTGCTGCAACTTTGTATTTATACACATTGCCGGCATTTTCCTTGGCCGGATTTACAGTGATTTTTGTATCACCGCTCTCTGTCCCAGCCGCAGATGTTACTGTCAAAGTACCAAGTGTTGGTGTTTCATCAATGGTGATTACTGCGATTGCATCAATGTACTCCGCAAAAAGAGTAAGTCCCATAACTGCGAACGCTTCGGACACTGCTGTGTGGTAGTTACCCTGTGTATGGAATCCGATCAGGTTTGTTTCGCCGGAAACGGTATACACCAGACCAGCTCTCGCAAAGTCAGATTCGTTCGGATCTACATAGTACAGGACGATGTTCTCAACAGGAGTAGCGATAACCTGTCCTCTCGGGATTTCGCTGTCAGACAGTAAAAAGATTGTATTAAATCCCATAAAGTCTTTCATGTACTGGAAGCCGAACTGGTTCTGAATAGTGATCTCAGCTGCGCCAAGATATTCATATACGTCCAGAATGTTGACAAATCCAACAACGCCAGTCACATTTCTGTGCATCTGTTTGAATTTGTTTTCTACGCGACCTTTAGCCATTGCCAGAGCCATCTGGAATGTTGTTTCTGTGGAAGTGAGCGTACCGGTTTTCAGATAATCATAGAATCTGCCGGTAACATCAGTCTGAAGCTGAAAAAGGAACTCATCGTCAGTCATCTGAACAGCGTTCTCATAACCGTGATCCTTGATTGCTTCGATAGATACAGCCTTTGCGTACTTTTCGATAGTCATTTCCGCATAGGTCTTTTCTTTTACAGTAAACTTGCTGTAAGGGATTTCCTCACCCTCACCGACAAGTCCGCTCTGTAAAGTACCCTCTGCGTACTTGGACTTGAGTACAGCACCCGGCTGCTTTTTGATAGGTCTCATGATACCCAGAATGTCACGTAAGTGCTGCCAGTTTCTTTCGAACCTGGTTACAAAGTCAATCTCACGTGCTGTGACCTGGATATCATTGCTCATAATAAGATTAGCTTTTGCTGCCATATAAAAATCCTTTCTACCCATAATTGTTAAGGTATTGGGTTAGCAACTATACTCTGGTGTATAGTCGGTGTAAAAAAATCACTGGAATAACTGGATATTCTGGGCGATTGCGGCCTGTCTCTCGGACGGGTCTTTGATTGCTTCGATATCTTTCTTTGTCATGTTTCCCGGTGTCTGCTGCTGTCCAACATGAGTAGTAAACCTTGCCTGGTTCTGCTGAGCCTGCTGCTGAGATTCATCCACAAAAGCGGATGCGTCAGACTGCTTCATCTGCTCAATCAAATCATTCAGTCCAAGGATTTTACCTTCTTTCAGCTTCAATCCTGCTTCCTTGATGTCTGCCATAACAGACTTCTTTGCAGCCTCACTGGAAAATTTAACATCATCAAGTGCTGTTTTAAGTGCGTCTGAGAAATCGCGGTCATAGATTTTCGCATTGAATTCCTTCTCTGCGTCCTCAGCCTTCTTCTTCCATCCAGCAAGCTCTGTCTGAATGTTCGCCGGGTCGATACCGTCAAAACCTTTTAAGGTTTCTTCTGCTGTCTCAGCACGTTCTTTCCAGTTATCACGTTCTCCCTCGACTTTCGACAGGGTTTTTGCAACTTCCTTAGCATTCTTATAATGCTCAGAGAGTGCCTTTTTAACATCTGCCTGCTTATCCTCCGGGATTTCAATTCCAAATGATTTTAATGTGTCAATAAGTTTCTGCATAATATCCTCCTGGTCGTGTTTATTGACCTGCCGCCGCAGGTAAATGGATTAAGCCAGTTAGACCACTGGCAAGGTAATTGGAAAGGCAGGACTCGAACCTGCGGTGTCAAGGACTATGCGTCCTCCGCTCTTCCAACTGAGCTACATTCCATTAACCCGGATTCCCGGGTTAGCAAGGTATTTATCGTGTTATGCCTGCCACTATCCGACTTTCACGGAAATGTTGATTCATTTATAAGGAGGTGTTACCAGTCAGTCAAGCCGACTAATGAATATGCCGGAAATTGCATCCGCTTTTCAACCTCCAGATTCCGCTCAAATCTGTTTCTATTAAGGACATATTCACAAAAAAAGGAGGACATGAAACGAAAAAGAAAGCAAAAACTTCTAATCAGCAAGCCCTACAAGGTTCACCATGCCTTGCAAGATTATAGTATCACATTTTTTTTAAAAAGTTGTCCCCACATTTGCAAGAGTCAAAGCATACTTCTCAGTTTTTCAACGTATCTTTTAACAAGATCACGCTCTTCCCGGCACTCTGCGTCCTTGGACATATCGCTCATTTCTGTAGTAAGTTCGTCAAGATGTTCTTCCAGAGCGGCAAGCATCTTCCTCTTGCAGTCCTCAGACTTTCCAGAACGATAATTCTGTTTCTGTGTCATATAGTCACTGTAAGTGTCTCGTCCATCAGATCGGCTATAATTTCCTCTTCCGGTTCCGTAGTCGCGACTTTCATCACCGTAAGAGCTACCACGATCATAATCTGGGTACATCATTCTTCCATCACTGCGGCTGTATCTCCCCATGCTGTCACGCTTGCGCCCACGTTCGCTGTACTGATCACCATATCCGCTTTTCATCTCGTCAAGAACAGCGTTATAATACTCAGCTTTTTTATCCCAGTACTGCGTGTTTTTTATATCTTTGTACATATCAATCAGTTTGTATGTCATTTCCAGATTTCCGGTAGTCAGTCCACTGTCAGCAATTTTGGACAGTTCGTCTTCAATTCTTGCACATAAGTCTTTAATATCTCTCATAACTGCACCTCCTACGCTTCTCTAGTCACAACAATGTTCGCATTTGCAACAGAAATAGCCTGATCGCTTGTGTTCTCTACTGCAATATTAACGCAGCATCCACGAGGTACATCAATATAGATGCCAGAGGACACATTGTTGTACTGATCTACTGCTGCCGGTGTGGAAATCATCTGAGAAGAAAGAACCGGCTCACCAGAGATTGCAATTGCCAAAGAGATAGCTTCAACTGTACCGCCTGTTGGAATCGCGATATTACCAGAGAAGTCCACGAAAAATCTAGCCTTGCACTGGTTAGTAAGCCCTCTCAGTGTAATGATTCCGCTTCCTTCTCTGTGCTGAATGCAGTTAGAGCCTTTAACTGCTGTGTTTGAAAATGTTACATTTCCTTTTGCTGCTACGGTCTGAGCAGCTACATTTGTAAATTCTGACATAATTTTACTCCTTTCACATCACAAAAAGGACAGGTCTCAGCCTGCCCCTCTGTGTAATACGGCATAAGCCGACATCCGAATTTAATCGAAAGATACTCTCGGTATGAAGTTATCAGCAATTGCATCCGGTGTTGCATCCGCATCCGTAGTATGTGTTCGGATTCGGTACCTGGTAAGCCGGAATCGGTGCTGGATTAATCGCATTAATAAGCTGCTGCGTCTGAGAAGCCATTGCAGTTGTAAGCAATGCAGACTGACGATCCTGAGATGCAGCACGTCTGAGGTCATTGTTTTCAGCCTGCAGGTTAGAAATCTTTTCATTGCAAAGATAGTCAAGAATGGCTCTTGTCCCAGCGTTCTGGCTGTCAATAATGTCTCTTGTGTTGCTATTCATGGTGTTCTGCAATGCACAGGTATTCTGTGCCATGTTATAGTTTATGCCCTGGATTGCTTCTCTGGTTTCGCAGCAGCAGTTTGCAAGCTGTGCCTGGAGTGCATTGGTGTTCTGCATGTTCGCTACAGTGTCAGCATTAATAGCCTGCTGAATGCCAAAGCCGGTCTGCATAATGTTTGTGTTGATTCCGTTAAATCCGGTAAGCATACCGTTGTTCACTGCATAGAATCCATCACAGAGACCATTGTTGATTCCGTCAAGCTTGCTGATCACAGCGGAATTGTCGAATCCTCTCTGAATATCCGCCTGAGTAGCTGCTGTGGCTGCATATCCGCCGCCGTTTCCATTATTGCCCCAGCCGTTGTTTCCCCATCCACAAAATACGAACAAGAAAAGCACGATAAGCCACCATGCGCCATCTCCACCAAACATGCCGTCGTTATTTCTACCATTTCCAGTAGCAGCGGCAATATCTGCTAAGCTATAATTTCCATCCATAATATAATCTCCTTTATTGTGTATTTACATCAATCTGGCCAGATTGTAATGTATTATTTCATATTTTTTAGCAGGTTTTGAAACTGTCCTGCCATTTGCTGAACCTGATTAAGTTGCTGCTGAGAAATCCGTCCAGACTGCAACATCTTCTCAACTTCTGCTTTCGGGTCTCCTTTAAAATTCTGTTTAAACTGCATAAACTGCTGTATCATCTGCATTGGTCCGTTTCCCTGCGACATCCCACCGCCAAGTGCGTTAAATAATGGATTACTCATCTGCATTTCCTCCCTTGTTTGCTGACTCCTGCACGGTATTAGCCCTAACAGGTTCAGAAAACGAATTTAATCGACTTGCTATAGCGTCACATTTGGCTTTTAAATCATCGTATTCCTGTCTGGTGACGTACTTACTGTCCATGTTCTGAACAGGCTGTTTAGGCGGCATCTGAGTGCCTACTTCATGATACTCAAACGTTCGCAATGGCTGTGGCATACCGGAAACGTCTGTGGATTTTATAAAGAATTTTTCTGATTCTGAATCCATTAGTAAAACACTTGTCCCGGGTGCTACCAGATAGGATTTTGCACCTACTTCTCCAGACACCCACAGGATACCATTGTTATTCTGCTGCGGTTGCTGCACTGGTTGAGTTGGCATCTGGACAGGCTGTTGCTGAAACTGGTTCATCTGTCCCGGAACACCAAAACTATATTGATAAGGATTGTTATATAATGCCATCTCGTACACCTCCTATGACTTATTCTATGACTTATTCTATGACTTATTCTATGACTTTCTATAGCTATATTTTTACATAAAAAAAGAACCGGAAACAGGTCGTTTCTGGCTCTAATTAGTATCCAAAAAGTATCAGCACACTTTGGTTATTTTATTATTTACCCTCCGGCTTAACCGCTTTGCTGTAGATATGCTCACATTCATCTGTTCAGCGCAGTATTCGAGCGTATATTCCTTGCATCTCAATCGGAACAATCTTTCTTCGTCCGGTGTGAAATTACACTCTATTAAGAATCTGTCTATATCTTTCTTAGTGAACACATATAATTTCATGAGCATACCTCTTATTAATGCAATTAACGCTGATTCTGTGCAAGATAATTTGTAAGCTTCTGTTTTGTTTTTTTTAATTCTTCCACATTGTTGCCGCTGATCTGACTATCTAGCATGGTTGATAGCACTTCCAAAATCAATGAATCACGTTCCGCAATCCTCTGAAGACTCTCGTAATCTCGCTTATCATGTTCTTCCAGTGTCTCAACTCGCTTATTAAGCCTGAATGCCGGAGCAATCCATTTAAAAATAACAGCTGCTGCCCCTCCAACAATTGATACCCCTCCACAAATTGAAAGAAAAAATTGGATAAATTCCTGTATGCTCATTTTTATAAGCTCCTTTCCCAGTAATATACCGGGACCTCATTACCGCTATCCCATGTATCATAATATTTGTCGTCTTGTACCGTCACCACATGGCCGTCTATGCAGAGAATGTACGTGCCGGTCGGATGATCTGCACAGAAGTCATTCACCGTATAGATATACCTCTCCGACTGCTCCACTAGCTTTCTATGGAATCCTTGCTTTGCCAGGTACGAACCCCATACGTAATTTGCACTCGGCATATCTGATAAGGCACACGCTTGTACCATTAATCCGGCGAATACTGTTTCCCAGTCAAAACCGGTTGCTTTGCATATTGCTCGGACAACACAATCTCCCGTTCTCTTGCCCTTAACAGGATTAGGATTGAAATATTCCCATCTATCCATCAGTCAATCCCCTTTGCTGTTTTATATCTCTTTGCAGCTCCTCTGGCTTTTGCAGCGTTCTGACGATTCCACTTAGCGATCATGAGCCGGTCTTGCAGCTCTCTTAGATCATTGTCTTTGCAGTAATCTTTGTATGCTGAATTCTGCTTCTGTAAAAGATAAGATTTCCTGTCAAGGTCTTGCTGTAATGCGAATTTTGCCTGTTCGTCCTTGCAGTTATCAACCGCCGCTTGCATTCCAAGGACTTCACGCTTCGTCTTGCGGATTCTTCGCTCATAAGTACGTTGCCGCTGTTCCTTTTCGTACTGCTTTCCTTTGTCGGCTTTATCTTGTGCCGATAGTTCTGCATAGGGATTCGGCATCCCTTCCGCCCAAACCGAAAAATGATGTCTGCAATTTACTCCACATATTCCATCAGCTTCACCATAATGACAATTTTCAATAAAATCTGGATATTGACTTGCTTTTTGCTCCAGCATTCTACGATATTCTGGTTTATCTCGTTCCTGGAAGAATTCCGGCTTAATTTCTTTTAATTTTTCCCAATCTATGGAAAATACCTGCCCTTGCCATACTTCATGGCTTGGGCGGCTTCCTATATGTGCCGATGTCAGTACTAAACCATATCCCATTTCTTTCATTCTTGCTAACTGAATATCAGCACACGCTTGAGCCACACCAGTTCTAACAGAACGTGCGACTGCTGTTTCGATCGTGTCTTTTTTGCCAGATGGATATGTGACCGTAACACCATCACTCACAACGTTATTAACCGCCTCTTTGATGGCTTGCGTATATCCAACTGCCCCAGTCATCACATGGTTATATGCAAGGTCGCATTGCTCAATATAAAGCCTCTGAGCGGCACTTGCGGTTGTTCTTGTGAAGTTCTTCCACTCTCCCATAGTCGCAAGCATATTCCGCTCCATGAGTCTTATCATGGTCGGGGATTGCTCGAGCGGTACAGGGCTTAGTCCTGCCGCCTTGTATATCTTGTCATCATAATCGAGAGCAGTGATTCCAGCATCTTCAAACGCTTCAAGAAGTTCCTGTTGTTCACGTTTGGTATACCTGGATAGTTCCGCCAGAATGTCCTCTAACAGTTCACCAGATTCTTGTAGTGTTCTGATTCTCCATGCATCAGCATTAGTCAGAATATAATCTTCACCTCTGCCGATTCTTGCCATCATTCTTGACACGATCTCAGAGATGATATACTGATGCAATTCTTCCGCAATCTGTTCACTGCCCTCTGTAATTTGTCGTAAATATTCAGGACTTAACATAATTATTCATCTCCAAACAGTTTTGGCTCGTCTGGTTGAGCTTCTTTGACCATTGCTTTCGCTTCATCCTCTGTCATTCCCTCGAACTTCACGAAATATAACCATGCCGGAACCTTGCCAGTGGTCACATACTGCCACCATCTCGCACGGTCGTTTTCACGCACATAGAGGATATCGCCAAAATCATAATTGACTTCATAAGCCCCAACCGGTGCAAGTCCGTACAAGTCAGCGTAAACGTTCAATGCGTAAATAACTTCATCCAGACAGGATTCCAGTTTGTCTCGAACGTCTTTAATGAACTGCACTGTCCTCTGCTGTTCTGCTTCTACTCCTGTAGCCGTCTGAATACCGCTGGATTCGTTAAAAACAAAGTATCCGTTGGAGAATCCAATCTTGTACCCTAACTGGCTTAAAAGGGCATTTATGCCGCTTATGCGGGTATCTGTGTTGAGCTGCGGATTGATTTCTTGATAGAACTCTTTCTCGTCCTGTCCGAATACATTCTTGACAAAGTGCGGTAAGTTCATCTCATTACGTCTGTTCTCCATGCCCTGTGGTGACATGGTTGCTACAGGTGCACCGCTTGGCATCAGCAATCTGTCATCTGCCAGAACAATCTTCTGCGAATCAAAAATCTCTCCGACGTTTCTGCTGTATGCAATATCGAGGTCTTTTAACTCCTCAATGGCTTCTGCAAATATCGGAAGTCCCAGTGGCGTGCTAATATCCACATTGTTAGCCTGCGGTGTCCGCAGTACTCCGTACAATGGTCCGTCCAGTTTCTCACCGTTTACTTTGAGAATCGGCGGTGTATCTGCCATAAGATCAGCCCACTTGGTTTGTTTGAGGTCAATCTTGTCTCCGATGCTTTGAGGAGATTTTGATACATAAGCTCTGTTTGAAACATAATACGGATAGGTTGTCACTCCGTCCACGGTGGTTTCGACAAATCTATGATATTCGAGCCTTGTGTAGTATTTTCTTCCGACAGTATAAGAATCCTTAAATATAATCCCTTTGATTTCCTGATTGTTATAATCTACAATCATCACGTCTGCCGGTGTAAATACATCAAGGCTCTCGCCGTTCGGCTTAATGAACACGGTTCCGTAAGCACAGCCATATTCTACCCAGTGCCGGATTTGGAAATATACCTTGTCTATCTGCTCCTGTAGCCACGTAGCCCTTGCGGAACCGTCAATCTGAATGCCAATCGCCAGTGTTGCGAGCCGAGCTGTTTCTGAACACACAGATTTAGCAAAATTAATCGTCTTGATATTATTCTTGTCATCTATCCATTCCGGTACTCCCCTGTAAATGTTCGCGCACCGGTTAATCAGCGATTCCATCTCTGGAAACTCTGCCGCCTGGATATTAAAGTCCTCTTCGGCTTGCTTTTTGAATATCATGTTAAACCACCTTTTTAGTGTTGTTATAAGTCCCATTTAATCTACCTTTTAAAATCCATCCATCTTACAGAAGTATCTCGCACAATAATGTCTTCATATTCTACAACTTTTAAGATTTCGTTAATGTCAGATGATCCATATATTTTTAAACCGACGCTTAAGAATTTATTTATTTTATCTGAAAAGTACCTATCTAACATTTTATGCACTGTACCCCCTCCTGGTCCACATTGATTCTGTGGCGTATCTGGTTGCGTCAATCAAATGATTATCCTTATCCGGATAGCCACTGATGATATTTCCGTCTTTGTCTCGCTCGTATTCATACTTTTTAAACTCTTTTCTTGCATTCGGAGTTCTGGCAGGGTCAAACACAAGCTTTCTTCTTTGCAGCCACTTCATGGAATAATCAATGCTTCCCGGTCCTTTGATTGCTGGTCTAACAGGCAATCCGAAATCTCTGTAATCATTTACTGACTTAGGTTCTGCACTATCACTTGTGATCGTATAATCATCGTAGCCACGCCGTTTAATTTCTTTTGCAGTCCATTCATTTGATTTTTTGTTCTCATATATTTCATCAATGAAGTATATTGTTTCTCTGGCAGAATCGTAATATAGTCTGATAAATCCATACGGATCCGGGAACCATCCCCAGTCATTGCCCTGATAGATTCTGTCAAAGTGGCTAATTTCTTCGTCTGTAATAGTTCTTTCTTCGATGTATTCAAAAATATTTCCACCATTTCCGTTGGCATGTCCTAAATACTCGTTGTCATAAGCGTCTGGATTTACTTCTTTTAGATGTTCAGCATCTGCAAGGAATATATCTCCGAGCCATTCCTGTTCAATGTCAAGATCAAGATATGTGCTATGCACAACCAGTGCGCTATCATCTTTTTCTTCTGCTTCTGCCGTATATTCGTTTGCCCAGTTATTCTTACTCCTCGGCGGGTTGAATGATTTAAACTTATACGCTTCATTACCGCCACGAATTGCAGACTGTTGAATATTTCGTATCTCTTCCGGACCCGCGAACTGGTCTAGCTCCTCAAACCAGACTATTCCGATATATCCAAACTCTGGCTTGATAGACTTAATCTTTAACGGATCGTCAGCACCACGAAAGTAAATCTTCTGTCCAGTGGGCTTATACGTAATCTCCATAGGAGATACCTTGCACATAAATTCCTCATTTAGATTTAATTTATCAATAGCCCATTTCATCTGAGCATAAACAGAATCTTTGATAGTGTTTCCGACTTTTCGCAGAATCAGAGCGTGCATGTTCGGATTATTCTTCAGCAGTTCCGGTATAATTAGAGATATAGTTGAGGACTTCATGGAACCACGTCCACCAGGGAGAATATACTCTGTATGTTTCTTCGCTCGGATATCCCGAATCATTTTATGGAATACGTCCGGTACAATATTCAGATCAATATGATATTCACCTTGCAATCTGGCTTTTTCTTCTGCTTTCCGCTGCTCTTCTCTGGCTTCTTTTATAGCAAGTGTCTTTTCCAGATCATTCATAGATTTGAGCTGATCGGAGAAATCTGGAGCAAATCCGAATGAATCAGTCAGCTCACCTCTTGCGATCATAGAGCGGCGTTGCTGGATTTCTGCCAGAGACATGATATCAGTACCTTTTTGTTTTTCGATGAGAGACTGTTTTGCAGCTATATAGGAAGAAACCTCAAGTTTTTTCAAGTTCTGTTGTCCCATTGAATATGCTGTTTTCTCGCTATACCCAGCTTTTCTTGCGGCATCAGATGCATTTCCGCCATTCTTGATATATTCATCTGCAAACGCTTTCTGTTTAGGCGTCAAGTCCATCTAATCACCTCTGTCTATCCTCATTTTCTGACCGCCTCCCATATTTCTTTAAGGCACATGACCACATCATACTGGGATGCAGTTCGGAGTATTTCGTAATCGCAATTTTTCCATTCACCCCTTTTTGTGAGGTGAAGTGTAGGTGTTGATATAATTGTTATTGTAATCAATCGTTCCTGCTCATGGCTGTAGAATTGTGATGTTCCAATTTTTATAATTAATCCAGTAGATAATATAGCTTTTTGAAGTTTTCTCATAACTGCTTTTAAGTTTGCCACATTATCACCTCACAAAAAACTGCCACATATGGCATATAGTCATAGATATATACTATATTACCATACATGGCAGAAAAATTTGTCCCCACATTTTAATATTAATTGTAGTATTATATTTCTCTTAGTTTTCTTAGAGTATCATAAAACATAGCCATTGCCTTGCGCTTGTATGCGTAGAAATCGTCTCGCTTTGCCGGTATGTATTTCGTCTTCATGATACGGTCATAGGATTTGTTTGTTACAATAGATTCGTACACCAAAAGTTCAATCCCCGGAGGGCAAGAGCTTATACAGCAGTGCAAAATATCATGTCTCTGCTCTGGTGTGGCTTTCTGGCATATATCCTTTAAACGGTTAATGTCCTCTGGATATACGCCAAAATCAACAAGTGACTTTTGCCTTGTACGCATATCATCACCGCCTTTTTATTGCTATTTACGCTTGCCGCCAAAATGTGCAACTAAAAAAATAGTGCCAAATGATCCGAATATTATTCCAAATGTAAATGCTATTAAACTATCAATCATTTATATCACCTCTTTTCCAGTCAAGCCGCTGTCCGCACTTATCACAATAATAATTCGATTTATACAAATTTTTCTCTCCGCATATCGGACATGTTCCTCTGATACTGTAATATCTACCAGAAAAATCCCTGATAATTTTAGTATCTTTCGGCTTCATCGGAATCTGTTTTTTCATTGCCTTAACAGCTACTTTCCTTACCTCGGATGTACATTTACCACCATAAGCCGTGCTATCATAACTTAATTCTTTTAATTCTTCTTCTGGTTTCATATTAATCCTCTGCTCCAAATATTTTCCTTAAATTGTGCTGATAATTTTTCACTGTTCGTTCAAGAGCGTTATAAGTTGGTCTTAATTCACATCTTTCTTTGTAACCATCGCATCTTGTTCCGAAAAGAATAGAGTTTCTACATATTCCGTCTTGACTTGCATAACATTTATTCATTCTTCATCACCTCCAACTTCTTCTCTATCGGATTAATAATCTCATCTAATACCTGCTGCTCGTAATTTTCTTTCCAGAATTTTTCTCTTTTCCAAAATTGGATTTTCATAACCTCATTTATTAAATTAATACACGCTATTGCTTCTAGCATTCCCCAGCATCCATCACATGCTCTTTCATTACACCAATTTGTGAATTCTTTAAATTTCATTTTTGAGTTCCTCCAACTTCTTCTCAGTTTCTTTGTGGGTGAGGAATAATGATTCACCGATTTTATCTATATCCGACAACTTAAATACGCACTTGTCGATTGCACATGGCGTCTTATTTGGAATGCCTAAGATGTAATATACTTCTGTTCCAACCTTGCACGGTAATCTCACAAGCAAACCCTGTTCTTCTAAATCTTCATATTCTGCAAGTTTTTCTGATGCCTTTATATAATCATGGTTTTTAACCCACACATTTGATTCTCCGTCCGGAGCATTTTCCATTCTTTCAGTTAATCTCTCCACCTACTTCACCTCTTCCATCTGACTTTCTACAGTATCTGCAAGTAACTTCAAGGACTTAATAAACGAGTCCGTCAATGCTGTTTTGTCTAGGTATTTAGCGAATGTTCTGACAAGTTTTATAGCATCTTTGAGTTCCTTCTCATCTTCAATTACGTCTGATGCTTCTACCAATTCATATCCCGGTTCAAGGCTGGCATTTCTTGTTAGTTCTTTATTGCTATAGAACTTTAATATATCCGGGATCTGCTGTTCTTCAAAAGGATATGGATACGCTTCTTTTCCACCGTACCATCTATATCCTTGTCTCTTTGCTGCTTTCAGAATATTTTCATACTCTTCATGTGTTATGACTAATACACATTTATTCGCTAGATCAATCATCTATTTCACCTCTCCTGTAATCTCAGCCAAGCACTTATCATATCCATCTTTATATCCAAGGTCATAACCGCTTGTAAGTTTTGGTGTTTTGATTTTATCTGGTAACGGTCGCATTGGACACCGCTCAGGTCTATCAGTTGAATTTTCAATTGTTTTACCAGTTATTAAACACTGAAATCCGTGATAGGTATAGCAAAACATACAGCAACCCTCACAAGATTCTGGCGTATCAATCACCAATACTGATTTACTCATTCAACTCCACCGCCTTTCACGATTTCGATTGCCCTGCTCAGTCCAGCATTGTATCCTTGATGCACATCAGATAAAATACATTCTGATTCAATGAATTTATCTCTTTCCAATTCGCTAATAGCCTTATCCACATCAAATGCTGTCGGCTGTTCATCAATTTCTTCAACAACACTTTTCAAAACGTCAGCCAATTCAATCGTTTCTGTTTCATCAGGCTTTAATGGCTTCAACCATTTTGCTATATTTCTTTTCAATAAATCAGCATCAATCAGTCTGCTCATATTCTATTCTCCTAACTGTTTTAAAATTTCTTTTGCAATTTTATTACTTTCCTGCATGGAAACTCCCCATCCATTATATTTTCTGTGGCATTCATCACAGTTCCATTCACCATTATCACTTTCTTTAATTTCGCTATTGAATCTGCAATTATCGCAATACATATGATCGAGAGTGCCGTAAATGATGCTTGCAATATCGTCTTGTTTGCTATTAGCATCGTCTACGTGTTTCTGCTTAGTTAAATATTCAAACGCTCTCAGCTCATTTTTCCCGACCCATTTAATCCATGCACCGCAATCCCCGCAATACAATCCCGTATTATTCCCAACTTTCTTGACAAAAAGGTTTTTACTATTGCACTTTGGACATTTATATTCTTTCATTTATTTTTCCTCCCATACTCCCAACAGCCGCATCCTCTCATACAGTACAGCGACGGTCTTGCGCCTGTATCCGTAGAAGTCTTTCGGATTCATCGGGATATATCTTTCTTTGCTGATTTTCCTGTAGCTTTTCCGGTGCAAGATATTCTCAATAACCATATCCGCTATCACCGTGTTCTTCGGGCAAGCTGACAAGGCAGCACCGGAAAGCAGGTATCCGTACTCTGCCGGGAAGTCTTTCAGCATCGTATTCAGTTTTTCAATGTCCTCTGCCGGAATACCGTAGTCTTTCAGCTTTTTATTCCTTGTCAGCATACCGTTCTCCTTTCTAATCGTCTGGGTGGTGCTTGTCGTACATGATCGCCACACATACAAGACCAACCACTCCGACTATGATTCCAAGGGCGAATCCTAATAAGAATGTAATCATGCTTCTTCCTCCAACTTCAACAGTTCTGCGATAGACCATGGTTCCTCGTTATTTCTAATAAACGTGAACATATTGCCAAAAATCTCTTCGGGGACTTTGGCAGTTACGCAACAGCCCCAAATTCCATTAACTAACCGTGGTTTCTGCCTTGATACATATAACTCCCCGCTATAATCTCTTTCAAGATACTTTATTTTTCCGTCAGCGCAGCTCAAAAACATTTTTTCTTTTTTTGAAATTGTCGGCTGTTTAGTATATTTTGAGTTTCCCCATTTCACTGCATTTTCTAAGCAAAACATAACTCCATCGTCTTCTTCGTAAAGCAGGCATTGATTTTTACAATCAATATCGCAACAACAGCAAGGCTTCCCGGTTCTTTTAGATACCGCAAGTCCAAATCTGCTACATGCGATATTCAGAATTTCATTAGCGTACTTTTCTTTGTTTGTCATTCTTCCACCTCCTCATAAGTTTCTCTGAATATATCTGGTTTGCATGGATAAAGCTCTCCATGAACACCACGGATGATATAATCACCAATATTCGCCAGATGTTCGCCCTCAAGTGTCTTAATAACCAATCCACCCGGAACCTTCCATTTGTCGATATAGAAGTTATCAGATACAATCGGGAAATCAGATGTCATATACTCCTCTGGACAATTGCCATTTGTCAGAAAATCAAATATTTCTCGCTTATTTGTACCAGTCCACTGTACTGCATCAATTACAACTGGTTTCTTCTTGTATTTCATACTTCCACCTTGCTATCCGCTGGCATATAAAACACGGATTCTTTTCCACCCCAAACATCATCGTTTTTTACCGACATAAATTTACAATAGGCTTCCTGAATCATATCCAGTACTTTCATGGCTTTCGCTTTGGTGGAATATTCAGCGATAATGCAACAACCGCCTTGGCTTCCGACATATATTGATGCCGCTCCATTAATGTCTCGAATTGCAATACTGAAAGCATTATCAATATTTACTATTATTGTTTTATCCTGACTTCTGATTAACATTTTGTGTCCTCCTTAATCTTACAAAAATCGCATTCAGTATTACATTTTTTCCACTCGTCTGAATATTCTTCATATCCATCCGCTCCATTCAAATACTTGTATGTAAGTACATTCATACATCTTTCACAGGCCGTAGAATAAACAACGAGTGCTTCCTGTAGTGTATAATCTCCGCTGTTTACCATTGCCATTATGACATCTTGATTTCCGCCTCCAATACTTGTATGTAAGTCAATAAGTGGTGTAGTATCCGTTCCATAATCCCATTTTCTTCCCCATGGCTGCCACCACTTTCTTGTTTGGCTACACCCGCAATTAGTGCATATATGGCCTTTTAATCCCTTTATCAGATCTGTATCCTTTTTCCAATATTTTCTTTTGTGTTTGCACGTTTCCTTTTGAGATTTGCTATGTACCGCATAAATGCTTTCCGTTATTTGCAGTGGGAAACAAGAATGATACGTTCTTGCCTTTTCCGGTGCTTCCCACATTAAATCTTCTTTTTGATTAATCGCATTTCCGTTTTCATCCTCGTACCAAGTTCCTAACTTCAATTTTGCTTTATCAATATTCATTACTTACCTCACTTTCCCCATGCAAGCAACTGACACGCTATTGTGCAGTCCTCCATGATTTCTGTATTTATTTATGTGTCAATTCACCATGTTAATCTTGATACAGCCTCGGTTTACCGGGCGTTCGTTATTCCTTTCTGTATCTGTCTAAAATTTTTATTATCTTTTCTACGTAATCAGCCATCTCAAGAATATCTTCATCGTCCATCCATTTCAGCCCATATTTGTTTTCAAACTGATTAAGTTCAAACTCCATATCTCTTATCAAAACAAATTTCTCTGCCAGTTCATTTTCTTTTCTGGCATTTTCATCGTATTCGTAAAACTTTTCGCTTTTTCCATGTTCTTCATATATATCTGTTTCGATCTTGGTTCTTTTTGGAGTGATTCTTGTAATCTTAACCGGAATAATTTTTCTATGTCGGAACGTCGATAACCACCCGCAATTCACCGTTCTGGCAATTCCAACGGTATCTCCTACCTTTAAATCGTCTCTGCTGATTTCTTTTAACTTAATTTTCATTTCTCGTCCTACTTTCATTTAGCCAAATGCTACCTGCCCGTTATTCTGCATGACTTTTTATTTCTCCTGAAAAGCTTAATTCAATTCCCAGTTCTTCCTTGATAGCCTGCACATAATCAATCCATTCAGCCAAGCCCTGATTGATATAGTCCGAAGCTTTGTCCATGCCTGCCATGAACTTCTGGCATCTTTTCTGACCGAATCCAAATTCATCATGCAGGACAGCTATCGCCATGATCACGCAGCATTCAGATACAAGCTGTTTGATCTTCTCAGATGATTTGTCCAGATCCTTTCTTGCCAGGGAAGTATGTATTCCTGTTACTCCCCTGAATCTGCATTCCTTTTCGAGGGCTTCAAGACCGCCCTCTCTGGTGATTCGTCTAGCAAGGTCAAGACCATCTTCTCTTCCTCGTTCATACTCCTTCATTTTGTTCATTGGTTTTCTCCTTGTTCAGATTTTTAGCTTTCTTATGCATCTTGTCCAGATAATCCGCATAGGCTGTAAGCATGTGATCCACAAAGCCGTTTTTATTATATTTGTCTGATACAACGTGTATCTGCTCAACTACCTGCTGCCAGTATTCGTCCTTTTCTTCTATTCCGGCAGTCTGAAGGACCAGTGCCGGAAAGTCGATTTGTAAAAACTTTATGGTGTTCGGTATCTGCTCATGCGTCACTCTCATACTTATACACCTTCTTCTGTCTCAAAACTCTGTTCAAGAAGTCGCTCGTTATCTTTGCTAAACGCCTTTATATAGCTCTGTTTTATCGGTCTGATAAAATGTATGCCATTAGCGGATTTCGCCCGGGAAACAGCTACATAGAACTGTCCTGGATCCCAACAGCAAGGATCAATGTTGATTTTTTCAAATGTCTGTCCCTGTGATTTATGAATACTGATCGCCCAGGCAAGTTTTACCGGGAACTGAGAGAATGATCCAACTTTCTTACGGACAATCTTCTCTTTCACGATCTTCTGACCGTCCTTTTCTTGTTCGGATTCCTCAATAACCTGTTTCTCAATGTCTTTACTGTATCTGTACAAGTTAACTGTTTTACCCTTATCAGTCTTGATGACCAGATAAGATTCTTCAAATTCTCCGTTATCCACAATTTTCTGAATAATGCCAATCGTTCCATTGACGTAGTTTCCAGACAGATCATTGACTGTAATCATCACTTTTGCACCGATGTTAAGAATTAAGTCCTCTCTGGAAAATGCAATGTTCTTAATATCAGCAGACGTTAATTCTCCGTCAACTGCTGCATGGAATATCTTTTCGGTCTTTTTATCCAATTTCCCGAGGAAAGTATTATTAATCCGATCAGCTTCAGCATTTGTTCCAACCAGGAATGGTGCTTCTGGTATAACCTTGTCTGATTCGTTATTCTCCAGATATGCAATGGATTTTCTAATATTGTTGCCATATTTAATATCATTCAGCACATACTTAAATCCCTCATCATTCTGCCTGCATACCTCATCAAGTTTGATATATTCAAACCCCATTTCTTTCCAGTATTCAGACATGAAAGCATATCCGTGTTCGTACTTTCCACCCTTTCCATAATCAGATCCATACATCCGGCAGAGAATTTTACGGTCATCTGTTGTGATAACCGGTGGAAGCTGGTAAAAATCCCCAATTACGATCAGTTGAACGTCTTCTTTATCCTCTCCGCTCAAAAGTCTATCAACCGCTCTCTCTTCATTTTCTGTAATGATCGTCTTCGCAATCATATTAAACAGGTCGAACCGGCACATGCTGATCTCGTCAATAATAAGAATATCCGCTTCCTTCAACAGTTCAGCTCTGGATTTCACTTTTTTCTTGTAATCCTCAAATTTGATTGAGATATTCAATGCACGATGCACGGTAGTCGCTCCATATCCGATATTGTCCGCAGCTATTCCGGTAGTAGCAGATACCAGAACACTTTTACCAGCTTTTTCCGCCTCATCAATAAACGTTTGGATAACCGTTGTTTTACCTGTTCCTGCATCTCCTGTAAGGAAAACATTACTGCCAGACAACATTGTGTCCAATGCGTACCGCTGTTTTTTATTAAGCTTCTCTTTTTCCATTTTTGTAACCACTCCTTATGCCTTAGTAACCAATTGTAACAATCTGAATTTTCATGCAATTTAATTTTATTTTTTAATTTGTGTAACCATTTTATTTTTGTAACCAATGTGTAACCAACTTTTCAACCACCTTGGTTACACCGCAAGCCCTTATTTTATGCGGGTTTCAGAGGTGTGTAACCGTGTAACCAATGTAACCAAGGTTTTCCTATAGGAGATTGCAATGTATATATGATTTTTTTATATATTTTTTTATTCCCTATACACATGCTTTTCCGCGGGTTACATGGTTACATGGTTACAAATCACGAAAACGGAACACTTGTTCCAGTATTGGCAGGTATAAAATCAGCTTCAACATGCTCATTTTCCTGTTCGTCTTCAAGATCTTTTATATCAATAATCTTTACAGCAACAAGTCTCATTACACTTCCCCCATCTCTTTTTATTACCGTATCCCTTTTTCCTGTATGCTTAATTAATTCTCGATTAATCGCCCAGGCTGAAAAAGCTTTTCTGGAAAACCCATTGTTTTTCAGAAGATTTTCAAGAGGTTTTGGATAAAAATACACATATACATCTCCATACTCATCTGGCGTCTCTTTGAACCCCCACTGATCACAGCTGAATTGCGCATCAAAGTGCTGTCCGTATACTGAAAGGCTTTCAATGATAAATTCATAGCATCGTTGACCCTCCGATACATCTTTCTTGCGCGTAGGTATGTCCACAACATCCTCGACTGTCAGCTCACGCCCATCCTTAAATATGAAATCTGTAGCTAATTTATCCGCCAATAGAAGAGTAGATATAGCCATTACCTGTTTTGCTGGAAAATTATATCCGTCAAAGCCCTTTTCAATCTCAGACTTCATTTCTTTTAACTCATCCGGTGTAAATTTTTTAAGATTTCCAACAAATACTCTTCCAGCAAAACCATAATTTTTCATTACAGTGCTATTAATTTCTGCTGGATTCTCATAAATATCTTCGCAGCACTCAATTTCAATAATTCTGTTGATTGCTCCACCGGAATCTGCAAATTCTGAAATAGGATTCTCGCCGTTGCAAATGGTTACATTACTCCATGTATTCTCCTTAGCTGCTCCGAGGTCCTTATTTGATCTTCCTTTTCCTTTACCGGAACAGAGATTGTAAATCAATGTTTCGTAGTTGTCCCGAATATATTGAGAAGCGTTCTTAGAGTCATCGAGGATCATCGGAAAGTTATTAAGCATGTCTGCCCTTGTCTCCAATGACGTATCTGTTGACCGGAAATTCCCAACGTAGGATCCTGGCGACGGGTTTCCCCAGATAGATGCAGCTATGTTGATCGTTACTGTCTTGCCGCCGCCTGTCTGTCCGTAGAAATCCACAATGAATGGCAGCGCGTCAAGTGGTTGCACAAGCACACTTGCAAAAGATGCTGCCAGTGCTATTCGTGGTTCTAATCGTCCGCACGACCGTAACTGTTTGGCCAGAGTCACCCACTTGAAGTAGTCTCCACTTTCCTGTATACTCTGAAATAGTGTTTTAAAGCGGTATTCGCCGTCAAAGACGATTGAAAGGTCGTAAGGTACAAATACATTGCCATGCCACCCTAACTTGCTCGTAGAGTGCTGTATGTCGATTATATCGGCATTGTACATTTCAACGTCCGCCAGATACTTCACAAGAAGCCTTGCATTCTCCGAGTTGACCTGCACACCGAACCTTGCAAGATTAGTTATCGCCCTGGAAGTCACAATGTCGATTTTTGGAACAGTTATTTCTGTCCAGTATCCATCTCTTTTAAAAGCCACTGTGATCTGTTCTTCGCCTGTCTCAATATTTTTCAGTCGACGTATCGGCATGATTGGATGGTGGCATACAAGTTCTCTCGCCTTGGATGTTTCAGAAGAAAATATTCCGTTTTCTGTAGCTATCCAGCTGCCACAAGCCATGTTTGGATATTCTTTTCCAATATCATCCTCATAAAAGTTTGTGATATTTTCAACTAACTGCATAGAACGATTTGCTTTTTCTTCTTTTTCCTTGTCCTGTTCTGCTTTCTGGAATTCTTTTATGAATTCCTCGGCTATGCTTTTTGCTCTTACACTCTTCGCCCTGTCCATTAACTTAAATTTAGCTTCCGAACGGTCGATTTTACTTTTTATTGAAAAAAGTTCTTCATACAGTTGCTTCTGCATAAAATCATTTGCTTGCAAATTTTCAATATTTTCAAGAATGCTTCTCACCTCCTGCCTTAGCTGACAATATTTCATATCTGCTTCTTTCTTTTTCAAGGTTGAACTGGCACATATACCACTCTTCTGAACCAGGAGGAAAGGTTTTTAGCGCTGTTTCGTACATAAGTATGTTCTTTTCTACCTGCTCAAGCTCATTAGGATCCTGAGTGGGATTACATTTTTTTGATTTGATATCTCGCATTTCATGTCTAATCTGGTTGCGGCTTTTACCTTTTTTTGATACATAAGTACCGCCCAGCTCAATAAATGCAGTGCTAAAAGGAACGGATTCATATTGCATCACGAAATCAAACACATCACCGCCAATTCCGCAACCGAAACAATAAAAAGAATCATCGTAGATTTTGCAGGACGCTGATTTTTCCTTGTGAAAAGGGCAACATATAAAACCGGCTCTGTTTGGCTTAAGCCCATATCTAGAAAGAATCTCAGGCATTTTTACCGACTGTTTGATTTCTTCTTTTGTCATGACAGCAACTCCACGATTCGCCGTCCGGTCTCTTCTTTTGTACAGAATTCAAATCGGACACCGTATTTATCTCTGATTGTACATAGAGATTTGTATAGTTGACAGCCATCAACAGCTTTGTCAGATATCACAGTCTTTACCTTTTTGCCATTTACCGTCCTCCAGATAACTTTATGTTTTCGGGGATTCTCCCAGAAATATACATCACCAACTGATTTAATATCTGGTCCATGCTCACATAGGATAATCAACTGAATACCTGCTTCACGCGCTCTGATAAGCTCTGCTTTGAATCTTTCATGCTGCTGGCAGACATTTCCACATAGCTCCTGTAAATCCTTTTTACGGTCAATACAGAGCTTTGCATTATCCAACGACTGATAATCTCCGCAGTATAACTTCGATCGGAAATATTGTACTTCAAGGCTGTCAAACTGTTTTTGAATCCGCTCCCATTCTGATTTATGCTCCCTTGTGTCTACTTGTATAACCATTAAAAACACATCCTTTTAATTGAATGGAAGTTCTTCCTGTACGCTGTCTGGAATATTCATAAAGTCCGTACCAGCTGGATTTGCTCCCATGATTGCTTCTTCTTTCAGATGATCGTCATACGCTTTTGTGGTGCGCTCTTTTGGAATATCAGCATCATTTATTCCTTCAATACTACGAAAACGGGCAAGTTTGTGACGATTAATTTCTCTGTTATCGTACCAGTCTTTTTCAACCCCAAAGACACCGCCGATCAGTTTACTCTTGAACTGCTGCCCGAAATTGTCACCCCATTTAACGGCAAATCCAGGGTTGGATTTTTCCACGCAAGTAATAAAAGTCTTGAGATTGCGAACGCCATAATCAACGTTTTCATCAATAATCATATAGTTAGTACCGGCATTCGGATATTTCTTGTCTGGACGGATATCATTTTCGAACTGCTTCATAAAATATCCAGCCTGTTCGTCACCGTCGGCAAAATCAAACAAGATAACAAGCATATCAAGTCCGCCCTGGGATTTTTTCTCTGATACCTGCTTAATTACCATCTTGTGTCCGCCGAGTGTAATAGGTTCAAATTCTCCTGCTGCCTGTGTTGTATCATAGCTATTTGGTTTCTGCATTGTCTGCTCCTCCTAATTCGTAATAATCTCTAATAATCTTGTCTACTGCTGCCAGATCATTGTCTATGGTCAGTGAATCAAACATACCAATTGGTGATTTGCTGACAGCTCCCTGACTTGCCTGAGTGACAAATAAATGTTTTCCACTTTCTTCAATGCAGCGGAGAACTATTGTAAACATGCCCTCTACGCAAACTTTTTCATCCAAAAGCTTTCCTATTGTCTTTGGCTTTACGTCTCCAGAATCATCCTTATCTTCGTGCATCATAAGATATACGACTTTGCTTTCCGGAACCTTTGTCACAATGAACTGAATCAGATTCCAGAAATAATCACCAATGTCATTGTAAAGTGAAAATACTGCATTACCTTTTCCGGCAGAAGCGTGTCCTCTCATAAAGTGGTTGGTGATAAGATATCCAGCATCATCAATCACAATAGAATCAGCTTTTGATGCAATCAGGCACTTCATTACCTGCTGGTAATCATCTGTAAACCATCCGTCAATCTTTCCTTTGAACGGAAGCGGTTTATTCAATACTCTAATAAGATTCCAGTGTCCATTCTGGCAGTTTCTAAGACTGGTACTTTTGCCAGAACCAGATTTTCCTATAATTAATACGGGTGTTGCGATAAGTCATTCCTCCTTGTCATAAACTACATGCTTGCTGCCCTCAACGATCAGCAAACTTGCAATATCTTTCATTGATAAGGTCGATTCGTTATAGATTTCAACCAGTGCATTGTAAGCACCTGTTGATACTTTCACGACCGGGTTGTCCTTATCGGTTGCCGGCTGCTTCTTTCTTGCCGGAATACGGATTTCAAATTCACTCACTAATACTTTCCTCCTTATATGATTTTTGAGCCGTTAAAAGCCCATTTAAGGCTTGTACGTAGCTCGCCAATGTTCTTGCCTTGTATGATTCCTCTATCGGATTATCCGGCACAATAGCAAGCTGGGTGTCAATCAATCTAACAATCTCATTAATGCGTTCTTCCATGTTTACACCGCCTTAAAAAAGCAATACAGGTTGTCTGATCTGTCGCCCTCTCCTGGAACAATCTTTCCATCTTCCTTTCGGTCTCCAGCGTGATATTCGATTCTGTCCAGGTACATGTCCGCATTTTCATAATCAAGGATATTGTCTCCTCGACTCTGCATTTCCCGGAGAAGATCATTGATTACCTGGGCCAGGGTGAGTGTAGGTAGCATTCTGAGCATTGATGTCTCATACATCATTAGCATTCACCTCTTCTTCAAGAAGTCTAAGCATGTGAGTTTTAGCTTTTTCAAACTGTCTACGATTAAATTTTTCTTGCGCGTCACTTAATAAGAGCGTGTATAATCCATCATATCCATGATCCTTTTCAAAACCTCTATCCATGATATAGATGTTAACAGATCCAGTTCCAGTGCTAATATCAATGGATAAATAAGCAGGTGTTTCATTATAAATACGTTCTCCGAGATCAATAATCTCTTTAATCATTTTCCACAACATTTCCATTCTCCTTTCTTAAAGCAGTGCTAAATACGTAAACAATGCGAATACGATACTTGCCAGGACTTGCTGCAAGTTCTTCTCCCACATCCACACCGGAAGAAAAGTAAGCAGAATCCCAATAATCGCACTGACTACGATATCCTTTCTGTTTTGTCTAGGTGATTTCATTCTTTTCCCTCCAAAAAGAAAAAAGATTACAGACTGTAAGCAATATACCAGAAGATATTAGTAATGATTAACAGCGCGGCAGTCAAAAGCCATGCACTGAACCACTTCTTAGTCTCTCTCTTTGCTTTTTTCACGATTTCGGTAGCTAGCATTGTTTCCAAATCGTTCCATGTAATCTTTTCGTTGTTTGTTGCATTTTTTTTATTTTCCATATTATTTTCCTCTCGCTTATATTGACTTTTTAGCGGATAGAGGATTATAATTTACCTGTATCCACTAAGGTTGGTTTAGTGGCTTACTGCTCCGGGGTGGAGGTGTCGACTCCCTCCGGGGCGCTTATGCCAAATTTGCTTCTTTTCTTCTGTAGTAGTCCAAGATAATTCTTGAGCATTCATCGACGATTTTTTGATTGTCTTCCGGTGTATTATCCTTGCAGTAATCATCATGTATTCTAATTATCCCGCCAGATTCATTCTTAATTGTTTTAATTACTGCCATAAGAATCTCTCCTTTCTACGATAGATTATGATGCTTCTTCTATTTTGCTTCTTCTGCAAAATGTTTCTCCATGAGATCGGCAATCATCAAGTATTCTTCGGCGATTTTGCCTTTTCTGGTATTTTTCACCTGTTCACGGAACTCTGGAATTGTTCCATAGAAGCAGCCGCAAGACACTTTAACTTGTTTGTCCTTACATCTGAAGAATGTAGTTGTGCGGAATTGAGTACCGAATCCATGAATAGTTGCGTAATCTGCATTGCCGAACACCCTTGCATTGTCGAACACCCTTGCATTGTCGGACACCTCTGCATTGCCGAACACCCATGCATTGCCGGACACCATTGCATTGCCGAACACCCTTGCATTGCCGAACACCCTTGCATTGTCGGACACCTCTGCATTGCCGAACACCCATGCATTGCCGGACACCATTGCATTGCCGAACACCCATGCATTGCCGGACACCATTGCATTGCCGAACACCATTGCATTGCCGAACACCTCTGCATTGCCGAACACCTCTGCATTGCCGAACACCCATGCATTGCCGGACTGGTTTACATTTTCTTCTTTTTCTACCCATCCGCCAGTTTCTCCAGTTTTTACAACTCCAAATGAAACGAGCGCCTTGATTCGGAAAAGTTTCTTTCCGAAAATGTTAATTTTGGTTTCTGATGTTAATTCAAATTTCTTCATTTTCTTCCTCCTCTTTAATTACTGTGAAGTTGCAGTTTCTTTCTTATCTGATTTTTTCTCCAGATTATTCTCGGAAAAACTTTCCATCTTACCAAGAATGTATCCCTTGTCAAATTCTGACATATTAGGAATCGCGTTTTTCAACTTTTCAACGATTCTTTTTTCTTTTTCAGACATGCACTCACTCCTTTCTTGTGATATACTCTCCTATGAGAGGAGACTAAAATGAAAAATATTGACTTTTCAAACATTGAGTTATCCCTTAGTGAGCGAATAACTCTCCACTTATTGCCGATTATCAAATCTAATCGTTTCTTTAAATACCAGACATTGGACTATTTAAACCGCCTAGGTCTGCTTGATCGAGAACACGGAGTTTATGCCGTAAACCGAAATTGCAAAATGTATTTTCGTATCAAGCGTAAAGAACGAATTAGATTTATAATCCCAACAGTAGTATCAATCGTTGCCCTATTTGCTGGATATGACGTATACAAGATTCCACTTCTGGACGAAGTATTATCAACAGTAAAGATACTATTGATACATGTAATGGAAAGTTTGGGTATTTTCCCATAAACCATTCCAGTAATGTTTTCCTTGGCTCAAAAAAATACCAGTGGAAAAACTTTTTTATTTGGCTCGTTGTTTTCACTCCTTCCTTGTTCGGTATGCGTATATAGTATCACGCATAAAGAACCTTGTCAACAGTTTTTTGTTCGGTTTGCGAACTTTTCTTCTTTACATTTCCGCACAGAGGTGGTATAGTATTAAATGAAAGGAGGGCATTATGAACGACAGAATAAAGGAACTGCGCAAAGCAATGAATCTTAGTCAAGAGAAATTCGGAGAACTTCTTGGAATTACAAAGTCTGGTGTTTCTGATATTGAATCAGGTCGCAGAAAAGTAACAGACCAGCATGTAATAATGTTGGCAAATAATGGAGTAAATGAAGAATGGCTCAGAACAGGAAAAGGAAGTATGTTCGTTCCAAAGAGCAAGGATGAAGAAATTGCAGAAATGCTCGCGGACATACAGAAATCCGGCGAAGATTCATTTAGACACCGTCTTATATCTGCATTAGCCAGATTGGACGACGATGGATGGGATAAGCTTGAAGAACTGATTGACATGATTTCAAACAAGTAAAAAAGAAAGACAAGGGCAATGCGCAAACCCTTGTCTTTTTCTTTGCTATCCTATTAATCTTTTTATGTATGCGTATATCGTTTTTAGCCAGTGAATATTATCACAGCTTTCTATTAGTTCAATAATTTCCTTCTTGTAATCCATTTTCCGTCCCTCCCAATATCGCACAATCAAGAACATTTGTTCTCTTTTATTTCATTATACCCTCTTCTCAGCGATATAAAACGGACTGGATCGATCATACTTCTCGCCCTCTGCTTGAACAGTGTGCCCTCCTTTTGCCTTGAACGATTAAAAAAGAAATGACATTTGCATTCCGCAGAAATATTGTTGCTTTTCTTCACAACAAATGGCTGCTTTTCTTCTTCAGATATGGTCTCCTGTGTATAATTATGTATTACGTATTGATTATTGGCACTTGTCTTAATAATCACTTCAGAATCTGTCGGATCAATGCTCTCGCGCAGCGGCGCACGTACAGAAAATGTGAGCATTATCCCAAACAGAAAAAATATAACAAGCTTTTTTATTCCTTTCATAAAATCCCTCCAAAATTAGTTTATATTATACTCTCAATATAACAATTATACAATATCTCAATCTTGCACAAATTTTCTTACATTAATGCTGTATTTGACGAAAATCGAGAAAATTCTACATTTCCCAACCAAAAAAGAACTGAGGAGCTAAGTCCCCAGTTCCATTTTTTTAAGATATAAAATCACTATTGTTATAAGATTTATTTTTTACAACGACTTTTACTTTTTTACTGATTTTCCCAGCTTTTACAGTGATGTAAGCCGTTCCTTTC